CTTCTAACAGTAAATCTATACTATTGACTTCTAATGTGTTTTTGTAGACGCTATCATGATTTCCGACGATGACATGCAGATCAATCTTTCTATCTGCGAGTGGCTGGAAGAACATCTCTTTAGATCTTTTGAGTGATGTGAATGAGATATACTTCCTACGATCGAAAGTGTCACCAAGATCAATAACAGTATCAATGCCTCTGCGTTCAATCTCAGGAAAGAATACATTGTCATAAAACTTTTGGAAGTGATCATGTACTCTCTTAGAGTCATTCCTTGCTCCAAAGTGTTGATCTGTTATCAAAGCTATCTTCATTTATCATCCTCATCTTCCTTAGCAAACTTTTCTAAGCCTGCTACCTCTTCTGCCTTTTTCTTCTTTCTTGCTTCCTTTTTTTCATCTTCTTTACGTTCAAAGTTAGCTACAAAATCATTCATGTAATCTGTGTTTAAGTTTATATAAGCACCCTGGTCTCCTTGTTCTGGATTACCATCTGTGGTTGCTAGCTCATCAAACACAACACTTCTTTCTAGGGACTTGTGCTTAATGTATAATTGTTTCTTCTCTCTCTGTATTCTTCTTAAGAATGCATAGTATATAATTTGAGTAAAGTACGCAAACGGGTTAGTTGACTTTTCTGGATTGAAGTTGCCAATATAATTGACACAGTTTTCAATACCATCACTTATCATCTCATCCCTGTAAGTGTAGTTTATAAAGTTTGGTTTAGTAGATAATCTTGTCGATATCTTTAACAAGCATTCTCCAATGTACTCTGGTACTCTGGGTCTTTGTGAATCAGATTCCTCTGCTTCTTTTACTGCATCTAGATATATTACCATCTCTGCATATAGTTTTTTATTATCTACGTAATGTATTGATTTAGCTCTTGGCATTAGTGTATAGTAGTGTTTGCAACATCAGGTCGTACATCATCGTCATAGTACTCTTCTTCAGCATGCGATACCTTCTCTCCTAGTTGTTTTAAAAGCTCTTCTAATTGAGGACTTTTAAAGTTTAAAAAATCACCCCTGCTACGGGTAAACTTCAAATAATGATCAATAGCATTATCCTCTACTCCGTATTTAATGGCAACGATATTCTTACGATCAATCACGATTTCATTGTCTTCTGTGAACATTAACCAGTGTGAAACGGATAAAACTGGTCCTGCCATAGTGTTTTGTTTGTGAACTAGTACCGGTCGTACTAATTTTAAGTGTAGTGGATTTGAACTTTTTTCAACAATAGATAAAAGCTCTTCGCCTGAAATTAATTTTATTGTAGCGATGTTATCTTTTGCTGTCATACTTTTAATGCTACTTTGTATATTTTATATTTAAACTTCTCTTCATTATACATTTTAATTCTTTCTGCAAAATGTTGAAGCGTGAAGTTCATTTTAGACTTCCATGCAAGATTGTCAGCAATATCAAATAATGTAGCACTTTCTTTGTTATCGCCCTTTCTCAATCCTCTACCAATACTTTGTAGTACTCTTATTCTAGATTTGCTTGGAGAAGCAAATACAATGTTGTGTAGCCTTTTGATGTTTACTCCAGTACTAAATGTTCCAAAGCTAGCAACAATAATAGCATTGTCATGTTGCTCTACTAAACCTCTTATATCTTCTCTAGCCTTTCCATCCACTTCACCTGATACAAAAAATAATGGACGATCTTTCTCAACAGAAGTTGCAATTGCATTTTGTATTTCTATATGCAAAGGTTTACCATGCTTCTCTACAAATTGATATAGTATCAAAGTATTGCCTTGAAGACTTAACGTTAAATTTTTCAAGAATCTATTACGTGATTCGTTTCTAACTAAAAAATCTACTTCGTCTTGGTATTTATCTTTTGAATGTATCTTTTTTATTTCATCTGGGTATTGAAGCTCCAAACATTTGACATTAAATTCTGCTAACGTACCTTTCTTAATCAGTTCATCAGTAGTGGTTACTTTTTCAACTGGACCAAACAATCCTTCTAACACTAATTTATGTGTTGTAGTGCCATCTAGTGTTCCTGTAAATCCAAATTTATATTCTGTACCAACAGTCTTAGTCATTATTGAAGTTAAACTTTTACTTTTAAATAAATGAGCTTCGTCTCCAATAACTAAATCAAATTGCTCGAACCACTTCTTAGGCATTTTATGTATTGATTGCCATGTACTAATAGTAAGTAGGTTCTTGGTTTCTTTTTCTACTCCAGCAGTAATACAATGAGGCTCACTTTGATATCCATATGACTTAAAGTCTCCTGCCATTTGTTGTACTAGAGATATTGTTGGAACAATAATTAATGTCTTCTTTCTTATAAAAGATGATATTAAATATATGATAAGCGACTTACCACTTGCAGTTGGTGATAACATTAATGATCGCTTCTTTTTCATAGCGTGCGCAAAAGCGTCCAATTGATAATCACGGACTTCAAATGGTAAATCTAATCGTTTGATATGTTGCTTAGCTTCTGCTATACTAAACTCTTGATCAGTATAAGCTGGATCAACTACTAAGTTGTAATCTCTCTCATCACAAAACTTTTGTACGTGATGTAAAAGTCCAGCATACATTTTTTTAGTTTGAGGATTGAATAGTCTTATTTTGCCATCCCAGAATTTATTTCTAACTGATGGCATAAAAGTAGCGCCAGGAACTGTGAAGGTAAAGTAATCCTGTAGCTCCCAACAAGAGCCACCATCACAATCTACTTCCATGTAAACTTCGTTTACTTTTTTAACTATTAATGTTTCCATTAGATTCCAACTTTAAACTTCTCCCATTGAATAGCTGCGTTGATATTGAACCCTCTATTGTTAAGTGATTTAATTATGGCTTCTAAGAAGTCCACTTTTTCTTTTTGATAGGCTACCTTAAGATTATTGTCAATCCAATTTTGGTTAGAATCAATGTAGATGTTAAGATCACTTTTGAGAATTCTTTGATTAATTTGATCCCATCCTCTATCCTTTAACTCTTCATAGTCAAAGTTTCCTTGATAGTATTCCCAAAGATCTTTCCATAGTTGCTTAGATTCTTGTTCTAGTTTTCTTAATAATAGTCTCTCTACAGAGAATATTTTAAAGTACTTAGAATGCATCTGAGGTATTCTACTAGCCTCTGAAGCTAAGTCTGTTCTATCAACTGGAGCGTCTTTACTCCACTGTGCTTGTATTTCTTCTAACGTCATTGTGTTTCTCAAAATATAATCTAACCGTTGCTTTCCTTGCTACTGCAATAAAAAACAACACACTTGTACAGGCTATTGTAGTCTGTAACGCATTAAAAGACAACGAAAAACAGATAGAAATAATAACAAAATTAAGAGGAGCCATAATGGCAGTCCCTATTGCTGTATCAACTATCGCTTCTTTTATCGCTAACTTCTTCTTTTGGTTCACCTGCATACCATTCTATAACTGTATTGACTCGGAATGATCTCCAAGCCTTTTTATCCATTGCCCAACATACTAGATGATCAGAGTCTTCTCTAATGCTTTCTACTTTCGTTGAAATATCATTTTGTTTAAGTATATCAACATTTAATGTACAAGGCATTACCCTTATCTCATCACTGTTAATTTTTTTAAACGTCACCGTAACGATGCCTGCTCTCGCAGCATCCAAAAATTCTTTAATATTCATTAATTTATTTTAAAAGCCCTATATCTAAAAGTTGCTGTACATTCAATATAATCGATATCAGCTGCTTGTGTAGTGAACGGCAAGTCTGAAAGTGAGGCAGGATATACGTCTGTGAATTGTATTTCCTTATTTGTATTCATGGCGCTGTTTAATAATATTAACGAAGCATCACTGAACACTCTTTCATCACTTCCTGGACTTTGTTCATTGGTCCAAGCAGTACTTTTCTCGAAATCTTCTACTCTTGTCATGGAAAGGATCCAATTATATAGCTCATTATAATTATTCAAGTCCTCATCAACTCTAAACGATATTACTAAATCACCATACGTGACCAAGTCACCTGGCATTTTAATCCTGTTACTGAAAGGAGTTGCAACTTCTACCTGTCCTACATCCACTGATGGGAGTGAGACATTTTGAATAAAGTAGTTTACATTTGGCATCTTCTTGATGACAAACTTAGCACCTACTTGTGATAGGAAGTTATTATTTGTTGGTTGTGTTCCGGCCATAACAGTATTTATCTTCCTTTATTATGCATATAAAGTCAACGCATAAATTTAATTTGGCCTGCTCGGTAGGACTTGAACCTACAACCCTTAGCTTAGAAGGCTAATGCTCTATCCAATTGAGCTACGAGCAGGTTAAGTTTACTTCTCGTTTACAAACTCATTCAATTCGCCTGCCACAGCAATAATATCCTGTGCGTCGATTGATTTAGTAACCAAAGGTTTCTTATCATTAGGAAAATTATCATTGTGCAGATAGACCGCATCATTTTTCCTTTGTAAGTTTTCGATTAGTATAGACTGAGCCATACTTAGTAAGTCGGCACGGATCTCGTACCCAGATTTTGTATTTGACATAATTCCTCCTGTGTGTGTGAATGTCAGTAGTAAGTATACTACCTAACTATTTATAAGTCAACGCTTAAAATCGTTTCTTATTGCGATATAAAACACATACGCAAAAGCAATCATTGATAAGGTACCAACAATTATCCCTTGTACATTTCCACCCCATAGTGGTTGGTTTAAAAATTCTATCATCTAGCTCTCCTCTGGTCTTTGACCAATTTTTTTAAACGTCCTTCTTGCTTTACTAAACTGCTTGATAGGAGTCTTAAAAACTTTATCATTATGCTGAACCAGTTGTCCAGCTCCGTTGACATGATATATGCCATTAGCTACTGGTTGCTTGCCCCAGTCAGTTGTTTCTTGAAGTATATCAATCATGCAACACTCCTGTGTAATTGCTCATTATACTCATTGTCTTCAACAAAAGCCTCATCGTTAGGTACAAATCTAACCATTGACTCACCAGTCTCAGGACACTTGAACTTAACAATTTCACAATTGTCCCAGAAATCATCATTACTCTCTTCTTGAGCAACAGCTGACACTACCATAGTCACTTCATCTATATGACCTTGAATAAAGAAATCAAGTAGCATGTCACCAAAAGGTGTTCTACCATTAGACTTCCATCTTACGATTCCATCGTTATCAACATATGCTTGAGTAGCATTCTTAGCAACATCTTCATATGTTCTATTAGTAAAAAGACCTTGGTCGTTTCCTAGAGCTCTATAGGTACGGCCTGCTAATAGGTAGCAATCCATAATATTTACTCCGTTAGGTCTCTCAGATTCTTCTCTAGTTTTACCTAAACCATCAAAGCTGTAAAAGTCTTTTTTTATTTCAAAATTTTTCATATTGTTCTCCTTACTTAACATACATCTATTATCCCAAATACTCGATTTGAAGTCAACAGTTATTACAAATTTTCTTCAAAAAATTTATATGATTCATAGTAACCACTACAGCCGATTGCAGAGTTATCACACCCTCTTCCATCACTCCAAATCTCTAAACCTATCTTGTCAAAAGAACTTCTAGGTAAAAACATTTCTTTGAATGTAGTGTCTAAGTTTGATTCGTAAACATTCTTGCCCATTCTACTGATAGGCTTGACAGTTAAACTGTTAGCAGATACTGCTTTTATGATAGCTGTAACAGTAAGCTCGTTGTCAGTGAACTGACATGTATCTAAACCTACTTCTATATAATCTCTTAAACCTTCCATTACTTACCTCCGTAGCCTAAAGCTCTCATTGCTGGCTTAGGATGAATCTCATCAGCCAAATCTAAGTACTGTTCTACATAAACATTCTTAACAAGGAAGTTGATCCATGCTTTGTAAGGCTTGTAGCCATACTTAAACCTAGCAATGAATTCTGGCTTAGGTAATCCTTTCCATGAAGGATGACATTTAGGATGAGCAACATCCATGTTGATTGAATTAGTGTGACGTCCTCTGTACATTAGATACATTCCATCCCACGTGAAGTCTTCTTTATTGAATTTAGTCATTTGGTTCTCCTTACTTAACATACAACTATTATCTCCTATAGTTGATTTGAAGTCAACGGCTATAACGAATTTTTTACAAAAAAAAAGGAGGCCGAAGCCTCCTTTAAAACATAATCGGTTAAGATTACATAATGTTTTTAACTAATACTCTTCTGTAGTATTTGTTAGCATTGTCATCAAGAGCACCAGCATCACTTAATGCAGTAGTACCTCTAGCGAATGGGTTTTCAACAACTCCATACCTAGTTTTGAATCCAATTTTTGGTTGGAATGTGTTCTCACCAACCGCTCTAACCATTTGTAATGGTACGTACGGACAGTAGAATAATCCAGCGTCAAAAGCGCTTGACCCTTTATAACCAACAGTCATGTAATGTACACCACTTGTAGGAGTAAAGTATGGGTCGATAAATACTCTGATTCTTCCGTTAAGAACACCAGCAAAAGTAGAGCCAGTATCATCAACTTGTAGATTGTTAGAGTTAAGAGCAGGTGTATAATCTAATACGCCAGCCATTTGAAGTGCAGAAGCAACATCAGAAGAACATAACATGATGTTACCTTTTCCTCTTCTTGTTCCTCTTGCGATCTCATTAGCTTCTCTTTCGATTTGGAACATAAGACCTTTAAACTTCTCAACCATCCATCTACCGTTAGAGTCAACATCTAAGTCGAAAG